GCATGGTGCAGTACGGCTATCTCCATCAGCGTGTTGACCAACGGCCTTGCTTGTTCGTACCTCATACCTTCTCCCTGCGCTTGAGTCCCGCTGGGTCGCTGGCTAGGTTGACAGCATCAACGACTTGACGCTTGACTTCCTCCGCAACATTTTGGGGTGGTTGTTTACCAAAGATGCGCTCGAAACTTTCCGCAAACTTTTGGTGATCTGTTGGGCGTTGCGTGTCGCCCTTGCCTGCTTCATGTGCCATCAGTCCGCATCCTTTGCTAAACAAGCGAACGCCTTGGGCAAGCCCACTGCTCCTTTGACTTCTTCCTGCCGCGCCACCAGCACAGCCGCCGCCTTGTTGCACAGCGCTCGGGATTTGAACTCGTCCACCTTCTCCCAGTTCAAGTTGCCACCAGCGTTCATTTGAAACACTACCAATACGAATGCACCAATCATTCTTCATCTCCCATTAATTTCAATCCCTGCACGATATGAAGAGCCAAGGTCATCAGCTTACTGACTGCTTTGTCCTTCCAAACTTTCTTTTCTTCTTCTGTCTTGAGCCCCCATTCGCCGTCCAAAATGGCTTGCAGCGTGTCGCAAACACTACATGAACCATATCCAACTTTGACGTACCAGTAAGTGCTTGGCTGATAGATTGCCGCACCAATCACATACAACAATGTGCCTTGGTAGTCGCCGTCATCAATCTGGTGAATGCGTTTTGGATCGGGGGTTTCGTATTCACCTTCATCGTTCAACATCTCCACCACAGCAAGAACAATGTCGCTGTAGCTGCTTGGCAGTTTGGCTTCAAACTTTTCTTGAACTGAATCTTTGCGTTCAAACCAGCGTTTTGTAAATTTCTCAATCATTTCTTATCTCCTTTTAAATAAAAATCATGTTCGGCAAGGGCTTGCTTCACATCATCTAAACACCTGCGGCCAAAGTTTGGGATGACCAACAAGTCGCGTTCGCGCATATCGAGTAACTGCCTGACCGTGTTGATTTTCTCGGCACGCAAACAGTTGCTAGTACGCACAGTCAACAATAGGCAGTCAATGTCTTGCGACAACAACGGCGCTTGGTGTTCTTCCATTGCGATCATGGTGCGATCGGGGATGACTGCGACCCACAACGTATCCACTTTGTTGAACTCCACGTGCTGCCCCAGTAGCGCGTAGACTTTTTTGTTTTCGTCCATGTGTCCTCAGTTCTTTGAAAAGTAATACGCCAAGCCAATCCAGATCACCAGCGCCGCGTAGCCCATGAGCACGTTGCGCCAGCCGTTGTTTTGTTCGGGTGGATAGAACCACCCAGCTTGGTCGATGGAGTTGGGGAAGGCTTCTTGTAGGGTGCGTGGGTAACACCGTGTGGTTGGGTTTTTGTCTTCGATCATTGTTCCCTCGCTTTCAGCATTGCGTCTGCGTAAATGTATTTGGCTTGTTCGCGTGTTCTTTTCGTTGGCATTTTTGTTGGCTCAGGTTTTCCCGTTGCAACCGAAAAATAAAAACCATCGACCATTTGAGAATAATCATTGATGTACTGCCGTACATCCTCATCAGTTGCCTTGGCCGCGAAGTAATCACGCAGGGTCATGCCGTTGTAGCAAACATCGTTTGTTGGAAACGCTGGCCCACCTGTTTCTTTTTCCATTTCAATTTCCTTTCACGCAGAGTACCTGCTTGAGTTGATGAACGACCTCATCTTGAATTACTTGTTTCATCTCAACCCTTAAAAATGTCTTTGAGCAAGTCGAACAACTGACGCGCTTGCACGACAGTCAACTTATTCACCACGCCCTCGGCTGTCCAGTTGCGAGTAAGCACGATCGACACAGGAGCCTGCGCCTCTTGCTTCGCACCAGTATCGACAGTCAACGCGGCAATGCCTGCTGATTTCTTTGTGGGCTTCTTGATAGCTTTGGCTGCTTTAGCGCTTTTGATCTTCTTGGCAAGGCTGTACGTCTTGTACTCTGTACCCACTGCATGAAAGCCACCCTGCACATCTCGCGTCATCAATCCCACGCGCAACATTTGATAGATTAACGAGTCGGTGGAGTTGGTCTTGTACCCGCGCTTGAGCAGTGCTTCCACGATGTCTTTGCCCTTCAATCCGGGATTGTCTCGAACGAACTCGAAGGTGGCGCGTGTCACGCCGTTCTTTTCTTGGAAGCGGTGGGTTTGTTTGGTGGTGATGGTTTCAGTTGTTTGCATAGTGTCTTTCGATTGGGGTTGAGGTTGGGTTGATTGAAGCGTCTTGTTGTCCTCGTCTTCCCACTGTTTGAGTGTGACGGCAAGGTTGTTTTCGAATCCGCGATTGAGTAGTGCGGTGCTCAGTGCAGTTTGTAGATCAGGCATTGCTTTCTCCTAGTTAAGGTTTGGGAAATATATCCGAATCGGCTGAGGTTGTCAACCGATGGACAAGAGAGGGGTAAGTTAGTGGTTGCTTTCGCTCCAAGCTTTTAGATTGGGGGTCGCGTTGACCCCCAAAGATTGACACCCGTCAAACGAGCGCGGGTACTTTCGATGGTTGGTACGCCCAGTTCAGATGCCAACACATGACTTCCGCAACAGTCTCGGGGTCGTTACGCACGAAGTCGTGCATGGTGGCTATGTCGTTGTCCAGACACGCCGCGATCACCTCGGCCTCGAAGTCATTTGTTGCGTTGTGTGTTGTCAACGTGGCCTCGAATGTACCCATAATGATGTTGATACAAGTTATAGGCATCTCATCGAAGTACGCCGACAACAGTTCTGCATCCGCTTGCATCAGCGCGTCACCAAGCTCGTATGCGAAAGGCGCTTCTATCTTTGATTCTTGTTTTGCAAACTCGTTGTCAGTCATAGCGTGGATGCCCTTGGTCGATGTGAACTCGGTGCCAGCACTAGACCATGAGCCGATGATCTCCTCATCCTCATCCCACATCTCGTAGCCATTGGAGAGATGACCATGCCACGCACGCTTGGTTGACTTGTAGTAGTTGGGGATGAGTTTGCTTGGCTTCCATGCGTAGGTATTGCTGAACCACATACCGTCATGCTCAACGCCTTGGTCATAGTTGACGTGGCTGATGCGCCCCTCGCCATTCATGAACACAAAGCGATTGTCGCCAATGAACTCGGCCACCATTGTCAAGAAGCCTTTGTCGTACACGATGTCGGGATACTTCACTACGGTGTCATGCAGGTAGTCCTTGATGAAGTGATACGTATCGCTACGCGCCGTGTCTGCCGCGTTACCTGTGTGCAGTACGCCGTTGTGCATCATTGCAATGAAGCCTGGCACTACGTCATAGGGATGGCAGTTGCTCAAGTCGGTGTGGCCGTGTGTAGTCCAGCGGAAGTGAATCGCCAGATCACGGTCGTCTTGCGGCATACGCTCGATCATGTTGCGTGCCTCGCCAATGTTCTTGGGTAAGAACTTGTTGGCCTTGAGACCCTTGGATGTGCCGTACATGATGCCGATACCGTCAGGGTTGGAGGAGTAGATATCCGCAAGCAAGCCGTGAGTGTCCAGCAAGGTTGAACGGATTTTGTTTGATTGACCAGAGATGATTAAACACATGATGATTTTCCTAGTTAGAAGTAGTTTGGGTTGAAAGGGGTGAGAGTGCTGTAGTAAAGCTGGCCGTTGGCGTCACGCGATACTGTGTAGGTGAGTGAACTGTGGTCAACACGAGGTGAGGGCTGGTTCAGCATTTGCATACGAATACGATTTGCTGCGGCATTAACTGCCGCGTCAAAGTGACCCCCGTTGGGCACGTTGCACATCACGCGACTCGGTAGTCACAGGCTCGGGCGCAGGGGTTACGTCTTCGCAGGTTGTGGCCGTTGCTTCCTTGACGCGCTTGCTCAAGCCATACCATTTGGCAAGGTTCGAGTACGCATTGTTGGTAGTCTTGAGCCATGCAACAAACGCTTCACCGTTCAAGTCACGCCACGATGCTGTGCGACAGAACATCACGACCGCATGAGTCCACTCGATCTGTGCAAGCAATCGTTCTTTCTTGAGCGAAGCCCTGAAGATACGAAGCTCGATAGTGTCGTAGCCACGGCGGTTGTAGTTGTCCTTGAGGCCTAGTCGGTTGCACTCGGAGCCTGTCAGGTTGTTCGTGTTAATCATGCGATAGCGTTGATCTGACTTACCCTTCAACGCCTTGCTCGGGTTGGTGAGGATGTCTTGATGCTCGGCGGCGCAATACTCACGCGCTTGGTTGTCGCGGTTTGGATGACGACCTGCGATCTGGCGCACAAAGTCTGCGTTTGACTCGGCGTTGATGAACATGAAAAACTTACCGAGCGTCAGCTTGGAGAAGCCATGCGAGTCGATGTGGATGTGCATACCGCAACGCTTGGCATCCCATGCCCGAAACCCTTGTGGCACAACCCAGTCCTTGAACTGCTCGATGTGATGAGCCAGTCGGCGCGGTGCAGTCACGATCTCTAAGCCGTCGTCAGGCAAAGAGCCGTCATACTTACACACCACATAATCCTCGCCCAAGGCAGAGCGAATCTTGGATACCGCATCGCGCTTGTAGTTGTCCTCCCCTACGCCAATCTCCAACTCGATGCCCATGAGCAAGTCGCTGTAAGGTGTTGGCGTGAACGATGTGTCTCGGTTCAGATGGTCGAGCACGTTGGTCGAGTAGTCCATGAGGGCGCTGGGATCACCATCGTCTCCGTCTTCGTCAGCCTCGTCAGAGTCACGGTCATAGGAATAATACGCATCGTGGTTGTCGCTCCAGTACGCATCGTCACGCGACCAGTACTCGTTTCTATCCTCTACGAATACAGCATCATCACGGAAGCACGCATCGCACCACGTATCGTCACGCACATCATGCGTCTCGCCTGTGTACTCCATGTGGCCGCAGTCACAAACTTTTAGGTCGGTGTACAAACCCTTATCGTCTAAGAAGTCTTTAACACGGTCAAACCAATCGGATAGACCGTTTTGCACAGTCATGTTTTCATAGTGCTCGTGTATCCAGTCGTCAAACACAGATACGTCATCGTCTGCAACGGCTTGCTTGATCGCGTTGTGACACGCGGCTGTAACAGCTTGTCTGTGCTTGTAGTCCGCCGCAGAGTAGGACATGGTGCCTTTGTAGACTGCATATGGGCGTGGTTTGTCGAGGCGCTCTCTCATCTGCCGCGTGACACGGCTTATGAATTTGTCCACAGGGCCAACGGTGTTCATGTACATACGGTCAAATAACTTGATCTTGACCCCCAAACCTTGCTCGGGGTCACTAAGCCAACGCATTTGAATGGGCGTCAGTTCGGTGACTTGCAGGTTTTCGCTAGTGATATGGCCGTAGTGGGTATGTATAAAATCTTCTGGACTTTCTTCTGTGCTTGCACTCAGCACGTGCAGGTTTTCTGGGTTGAAACGGGTAGCGCGGTTTGTGAACAGCGAGGTTCTACGGTTTGTGGTCGATGTGCTTGCGTACAAGCCTGCATAGATTTTGCGGTGGCTTTGGTCATTTCTGATTTCGATTTGCTCTGCGATGAGCACCGTGTGCGATCTCCGTTTTGGTGTATCGAAAGAATCATTGGTTTGAAAGGTTGCGAAATAAAGTTTCATTTGAATTCTCCTAGTTGATGAAAAACATTTGGGGTCAGCTTGACCCCTAAAAACGTCAGTAAGGGACTGACACCCGTCACTTTGTGATCTCCTCTCTTTCTTTTGGGTTACACGATTTGCATTGGTGGTCGTAGGTCTGCTCGTACTCCTGCGCTTCTTTATGCGTGTCGAACATATGTTCTTCTCCGCACTCGAAACATGGGTAGCACCACGTTGGTTCTGAGCCTTCGCTACCAATGAAGATACACGCGCTCCATCCTTCGTCATACACATACACATTGCCCGAGTTAGGGTTGATACCTGCGTCTGTGTACCTAGTGGTGGTCAAGCCTTCGGCCTCTAGCTTGGTGATGCACTTGATGAGGCGGCGCAGTTCGCGCCCGTGAAATTTCTCAAAGAAGTTTTCCATTTAGTTCTCCTTTCTGTTAGTTTTCACAACCACCGTCTCGCCTGTGCGTGTTTGGTATCCCAGCGCGTAGTCGTTGGCTATGCGGTACTTGTTAGTCACCAGCAACAACTCACCGTCTTGCGTGTACACGCGGTACTCAAACCCTTCAATGGGTTGGTTGGTACTCGTTTCTTGACTCATACAATTCCCTTTCGGCCAGCTAGTACAGGCAGGGAGCGCGGCGCGGCTAAACCATGCGCTCCCCGATTCGGGGTCACGTTGACCCCTAAAAATTGACATCCGTTAAAGGCGTTCCAGAATGGTTGGCGTTTGCGCGAACTCCTCGCGTGTCAGGTAGTACCCACTCCATGTTGGCGGCAAGGCTTCGCCTTCCTCGGCGTCACGTACCCACAACAACACCTGCCTCATCTTGGCAATAGAGTCTTCGTGCTTGGCTATGCGCTTGCGTATGGCGGCGCTCTTGTCTTCCATCTTCATCATGCGGATAGCGAGCAGGTCGTGCTCGGCTTTAGCCAACTCTAGTTCTGTGCGTTTTTGTAGCTTGTTGCGTTTGTCGCGCCAGCCCTCACCCTTGGGTATCGTGCGCTCGAAGGGCGTCTTGCGTTTGGCGTATTGCTTGTACGGTATGGCATCGAACAACGCACGCACCTCGGCCTTGTCGCTCTCGGATACCCAATCGACCCAGTGGTGGCCTTTGTTGGGAATAGGAATTCCCTTGCGCTCTAGCTTTTCTCGTAGCTTGGAAGGCACAACGCCATGCTTGCGCCGCGCAAGAGTCAGCACCCCGAGCAGTTCGCGCAGTACTTCGGCGTACCTATCCAATGCTTCTTGGCGTGGGATATCTTCGGTGTTCGTGCAACGCATACGCTCGACAATGCGTAGTTCATGCTTGGCGGGGTCAATGATTGGCGCCCACAATAGGTCGTGTTGTATCCGCGTGATGCGCTCGGTTCGCAGTTTGCGTTGTTGTTCGGCCACAGTTTTCATGATGGTTTCAATCACGAGGGGTGGTTTCTTTTGTCGGGTCAGGTGGGTGAGCAATTCGTTTTGCGTCATACCCATATATTGCCTGTGCTTGTAGTACATCAGATATCTCCTGTTAAAAAACAATGTCGGGCAAGTATAGCAGGTATTGGGGCTGGATACCGCAAAGTAGACAACACTTCGGACACGCCAAAATCCGCATGGTTGCTAGGTTTCTTGCAAAAAGTGTCCAACTTTATATCGTTTAAAAACAATACTAATGGGTTTAAAGGTTAAGCCAAGGTTAGCCAAAGACAAAGGACAACAAACAAATAAACACTTGTCTATATATATGAATATACTTTAATAGATATTATATTAGGACACGCTTTAACCTAGAGCCAATGCCCATGCGGGTTGCCGCGTGTCCGAAGTGTTGTCCAATGTGCGATATCCACTCCTACCTTGATTTTTAGGGATATCGCACCTTTTGGGGTCAGGTTGACCCCCAATTAGCACAGCTTCATTTGAATGGGAGCTTGCATCTTCTCTAGCCATGCTTCGAAGGCGGCTTCACCACTCAAGCATAGGCCGCGTGAACTGTTCTTGCGATAGACGTTGACAAGAAAGAAGTCGGGTTGTGCTTTGCCTTTGGGGTAGTAGTACATGACGTTGTATTCGCCGTGGATAGGGAAGGTGAACGTGCCCATGTGTTCGATTGTGGGTTGTGTTGTATTGCGCATGATGAGTCCTTAGAATTCGTTGATTAAGAGGGTGAGAACCGAGCCGAGGAGGAATGGGCAACCAATGGTGAGAGTGAGCCAAAGGTAGCCGCCCTCGTATTGAGCAAGGCCAGAGACGCCAACAGCCAAGCCGAATAGAAGTGTTGTTATTGCCAGCGAATAGGCCAGCGCGAGTTTGGAAGTCATGGGATACCTTTCAGGTCGTGCGTTTGGGGTTAAGTTGAGAGAGCATGGCAAGGTCAGTCACCATGATGTAGTTTGATTTGTTCAGGGGAACAACAGTGTGGCGGCGTTGTTGCGCGTGGGTTTCGCCGCAGGATAGGCAGAGTTTGAAGCCCAACGCCCAGCGTTGTGGGCGCACGGCATCGCCGCATTTTGTGCAGTGGTGCATGGTTTACCTTTGTGCTTGACACGTTTTGGAACAGCGGCGCGGCCTCACATTCCCGCGCCGCCACGTTTTCGGGGTCAGCGTGACCCCCAATCATTCAAACGACACCGAAGCCTTCAACGCCACGATAAAGGCATTGAATTCGGCCTTGGTCAAGCCTGCCGCGATAACTTCTTTGGTCACGCTAGACACCAATGCCTTGGGCGCGACAACCTTGCGTGATTGCGTGGGTGCTTTACCTTGGGGGCGGTTAGGGTGCAACTTGAGCAAACGCGTCATTTTTTGCTCAGGCGCGGATTCCTTGGTGAATGTGAGGTAGTCGCCTTGCTTGGACTTATGGGCTTTTACGGTGTAATGCTTTTCACAAACGGCCACGACAATGGCGCGGTATTCGTCAAACGTGATTCGCGCCGCCTCTGCCGCAATTTGGTCAACGGTGAGTTGTTGCTTGTCATCTGTTTTGAGCAGAGTGGTGATGAGAGTATTGAGAGTAGTCATGATGTGTACCTTTAAAAGATTCGGGGTCAACGTGACCCCATAACGAACCAGAACCATTCCGATTCGTTACACTCATTATAGCATGAGGGGTAGAACTAAGGGCTACTTGGCGGCGTGGTAGCGGCGTAATCTTGGAACCAAAGACCCCACCGTACCCCCAGAACCCCCTTTTTGACCATGCCGACCATGAAACCATGAACACTGTTCCGTAACCACTTTGTAGATTTTTATAACTTTTTGTCTAATGACCCTACCCACAAACTTTTTATAAAAAATCCAAACATCTCTTGTCAAACGGTGTACACTATGTTTGTTGGTGGGGGTGCTCTAGCGAAGCACAACCTGACAAGGGTAGGCAACTGGGTGCAAATCCCAGACACCAACAACCAAGACGCANGAGGATTGGCTCCGAGAGTGCCGGAGCATAGAAGGGCAGTGCCCCCTACCAGTCCTCAGTCGTGTTGGTTGTGATAACCCGCCCCCGGCAGCGCGATTAAGTTCCGCGTGTGGCCACACCGCATAGTGAGTCGGGCCCAACCAACAACTTTTAAGTATCCAACACGCCAAAATAAGTTTACAATCCGCAACATCATGAAAACCCCAATCCAACCGGAACCCAAGATCTCTGTGCGTAGCGCAGTGGTAGCGTTCTCGTTTTGGAAACGAGGGGTCGCTGGTTCGAATCCAGCCGCACAGACCAATTTTCGATACTGATCATCCCTGCAACGGGGATGCGGCGCAGATGGTGAGGCGCGGCAGACTGTAAATCTGTTACTTCGGTTTAGTAGGTTCGATCCCAGTCATGCCAGCCAATAAAAAAGCCCCCGATATTTCTACCGGGGGCGTCAAGGGTTTTACCCCAACTAGGAGACAAGCAATGGATTGCGCCACTGCAAAAGTGAGTGTACACTTGCGCCAACGGGAATGCAACCCGCAAGGACCAAATGCTAGAACACCTGATTGACTTCATCCCACCTGTGGCTGCGCACGCGGCGCGGGGCACCATGCCTTTGGATAGGGCAGAGCCGGATGAAACGCTCAACGCACAAGTCAAGACAACCGAGTGGCTCGAACGCCTAGGCATCGTGGACGACAACGCCACGCTCAAAGAAGCCGACGCCAACGCCGCCCGGAAAGTGTTCAGTGTGCTGGCCGGTACCGCGCCGGCAGCAGAAGCCAAAACCCAACTCACCCAACTCAAGACGCCAGAGGCTGTACGCCATCTGGTCACAATGCTGTCCGCCTACGACTGGGAGTTCGTGGAGATGGCCAAAGAGTTGCGCGGCATGGCCGTGGCCAAAATCTTGGAAGAGACCAATCACCCCGACGCACGCATCCGCTTGAAGGCGCTTGACATGCTGGGCAAGGTCACGGAGGTGGGGCTGTTCACCGAACGCATCGAGGTCAAGAAGACCGAGTTGCCCGACGCCGAGATCGACAAGAAGATCAAAGACAAGCTGGCCAAGTTCATGGGCGTCATCGACGCCAATGTGACCGATGTTAGTGAGCGCTCACCAACAACCGTAGACCATGAAACTCAACGACCTGAATCTGACTGAGGTCGAGATCAAGACCCTCCAGTTCGCGCTGCCCAAAATGTCGGGCGCGGAGAAGCTTGAGTTGTTGGAAATGCTGGAAGAGCGTGAGCGTCGCATGTCTCTGTCAAACGCTAGACTTGGCATGTTGGACTTTGCTAAACATGTGTACCCGGGATTTAAAATTGGGCCGCACCATAAGAAATTAGCAGGCATATTTACCGACGTGATCGAGGGGCGCAAGAAGCGCGTCATCATCAACATCGCGCCACGGATGGGCAAGTCCGAGTTCAGCTCCTACCTGTTCCCTGCTTATTTTTTAGGCAAGTACCCAGAGAAGAAGATCATCATGGGCACGCACACTGCGGGTCTGTCCGAAGACTTTGGGCGGCGCATCCGCAACTTGATCGACTCAGATGAGTACCGCGAACTGTTCCCCAAGACGTTGGTGGCCGATGACCAAAAGGCGGCTGGCAAGTGGAGCACCGCTGCTGGTGGCCAGTACTACGCTGCGGGTGTGGGCGGCGCTCTTGCTGGGCGTGGTGCGGATTTGTTCGTTATTGACGATCCTCATTCTGAGCAGGACGTGAAGATCAACAGCCGCTTGGCCTTTGATACCGCGTGGAACTGGTTCCAAACTGGGCCGTTGCAGCGTTTGATGCCTAACGGGGCGATCATTGTCATCATGACGCGCTGGAGTTTGATCGACCTCACTGGCCGACTCATTGACTACCAAACGCGCAACCCCGACGCTGACCAGTGGGAGATCGTGGAGCTGCCGGCCATCCTTGAGTCCGAAGACCCAGAGACGGGCGAGACCGTTGAGAAGTCACTCTGGCCAGAACAGTGGCCGCTGGAGCAGTTGAAGGCCAAACGCGCCAACTTGGATCCCAAGTTCTGGAACGCCCAGTACATGCAACAGCCNACCTCCGACGCGGCGGCGATCATCTCAAGAAAGAGCTGGCGCATCTGGCCACAAGACGACCCACCCCGCTGCGACTACATCATCCAGTCATGGGACACGGCGTTCGAGACAAAGACCAGCGCCGACTATTCCGCCTGCACAACGTGGGGCGTCTGGTACAACGAGGAAGAAAACAACAAGGCGCAGATCATCTTGCTCGACGCCTTCAAAGCACGCATGGCCTTCCCCGAGCTAAAGCAGACCGCGCTCAAACACTACAAGCAGTGGCAACCCGATGCGTTCATCGTGGAAAAGAAGGCCGCTGGCGCTCCACTAATACAAGAGCTGCGCAACATGGGCATCCCCGTGGACGAGACCAACCCTAGTCGTGGCAATGACAAGGTGGTACGATTGAATGCAGTCTCGGACTTGTTCGCCTCGGGCATGGTCTGGGCACCAGACACACGCTGGGCACGCGAGGTGATTGAAGAGGTGGCGTCATTCCCCAACGGAGAAAACGACGACTACGTGGATACCACATCGCAGGCATTGATGCGTTTTCGCCAAGGTGGGTTCATTGCGCTGGACTCTGACGAGAAGGACGAACCTCTTTACTTCCGTCGCAAAGCAGCGTATTACTAAGAAAGATTTAAGATCATGGCAATCGACAAAGGCTTATACCAAGCGCCGCTCGCGCTCTTACTATTAACAGGAATTCAAAATGGCTGACATGGATTACGCACCATTTGAAGACATGGAAAATGTTGACTCAATGTTCAAAACATCGCGCGGGTCGACATATGCACATTTGGATGATGGCACAACCATTCGTAATCGCAGCGGCGCAAACCATTCAGATACAACCACCGGAATTCAGCCGTCATCTACAAAAACTTTGTACATGGATCCAAAAGCAACTAACGCTGTTGGTTCTTGGATTCAAGATGAAAACACAGCTACTCGTCTAATTCCAGAAATGGACAATGGAAAATTTACAGGCAATGCGCTTGTACAAATGGCGGAAGATCATGTAATCCCGCCATCAAAATGGGTTCCAGAAGGAAAAGTTTACAAAGCTGGAGATACGGTTTCCCGTGTTCCAGTATCTTTAAAACCGGCGGTTGGTTTGCATCCGGTTGAAATTTACGGCAGCTCTGAAAGCCCAAAAGGCAGCAAAGCGCGTAACATCCACTTTGGAAATCAGATTACAGAAGTAATTCCAAAGGGCGGCGTCGGATCGGTAAGTAGCGACAACATGCCAATTCTTAATCCACTGTCCAATCCAATGATGGACCCCATCAGAAAAATGCAAGCTCAGTTGCAAGGTTACGCCAAACATGCAAAAGGCGGGATGATTGACAAGCCCTTGCAGGGCGGAAGCAAAACAATTTAAGGAATAAACATGGCAATCGACAAAGGCTTATACCAAGCTCCGCAGGGCATCGAAGACTTGGCTCAAAATGAAGAACCCATCGAGATCGAGATCATCGACCCCGAAGAAGTGGACATCCACGCAGGCGACACGGACATCTCCATCAAGCCCGGCGGCGAAGATGATTTCAGCCGCAACTTGGCCGAAGAGATGGACGAGGGCTATTTGTTGTCCTTGGCCGGCGATCTGGTGGAAGACATTGAAGGCGATCGCGCATCCCGCAAAGACTGGGAGAAAGCCTACGTTGAGGGCATCAAGCTCTTAGGCCTCCAGTACGAAGAGCGCACAGAACCTTGGAACGGCGCGTGTGGGGTCTTCCACCCCATGATTACCGAGGCCGTGGTGCGCTTCCAGTCAGAGATGATTACGGAGACGTTCCCAGCCCAAGGCCCAGTGCGCACCAAGATCATCGGCAAAGAAACGCCTGACATTAAGGAAGCCGCCACTCGCGTCGAAGAAGACATGAACTATGAGTTGACCGAAGTGATGACCGAGTTCCGCTCGGAGCACGAGCGCATGTTGTGGAGCTTGCCCGGCTCGGGCTCGGCGTTCAAGAAGGTCTACGAAGACGGCAGCTTGGGACGTCAGGTCTCCATGTTCGTGCCGGCGGAAGATGTGCTGCTGCCTTATGGCACCACCGACTTGGACACTTGCTACCGCATGACCCACACCATGCGCAAGACCAAGAATGAAATCTTGAAGATGCAGCACGCTGGGTTCTACAAAGACGTGGAGCTGGGCGACCCAGACAAAACCCAGACCGACATTCAAAAAGCCAAGGACAAAGAAACCGGGTTCAGCGCCAACGACGACGCACGCTATACACTCTACGAGTGCTTGGTGGACTTGGACTTGGAAGGGTTTGAGGACACCGATGGTGACGGCAACGAAACTGGCATCGCATTGCCATACGTAGTTACCCTAATCAAAGGCACCAATCAAGTTCTGTCAATTCGCCGCAACTGGAAAGAAGATGATGAACACCGCCTCAAACGACAATACTTCGTCCACTACCAATATATCCCCGGCTTCGGAGCCTACGGCTTTGGACTCTTCCACCTCATCGGCGGCTTTGCCAAGTCAGCCACAAGCATCATGCGCCAGTTGGTGGATGCGGGAACACTATCGAACCTACCCGGGGGCCTCAAGTCTCGTGGACTTCGCATTAAGGGTGATGACACACCGATAGCTCCCGGCGAGTGGCGCGATGTGGACGTGGGTTCGGGCGCGATGCGCGACAGCATCTTGCCGCTGCCCTACAAGGAACCCTCGGCGGTGCTAGCAGGTCTGTTGGACAAGATCGTTGACGAAGGCCGTCGTTTTGCCGCAACAGCGGACATGCAGATCAGCGACATGTCTAGCCAAGCGCCGGTGGGCACAACCCTCGCGCTGCTGGAGCGCCAGTTGAAAGTGATGACCGCCATTCAAGCGCGGATGCACCACACCTTCAAGAAAGAGTTGAAGCTGCTCGCAGAGATCATCCGCGACAACAGCCCAGAAGACTACGACTACGACCCCGAGTACGGCGACAAGTCAGCCAAGAAGTCGGACTACTCCAAGGTTGACATCATCCCCGTGAGCGACCCCAACGCCGCGACCATGAGTCAGCGCGTGGTGCAGTACCAAGCCGTCATCCAAATGGCACAGATGGCTCCCGACATCTACGACTTGCCGCACCTACATCGCTCCATGCTGGAGGTGTTGGGCATCAAGAACGCCGAGAAGCTTGTGCCGCTCGAAGAGGACATGAAGCCTCAAGACCCTGTGACAGAGAACATGTCCGTGCTGAAATGCTCGCCGGTCAAAGCGTTCCTGTTCCAAGACCACAAGTCGCACATCGCCACCCACATGGCGTTCGTCCAAGACCCCATGATCCAGCAGTTGGTTGGCCAAAACCCCAAGGCGCAGCAGATGATGGGCGAGAT